CACGCATTCGGATTCGGCGGTTTGCATGGTGCTGATGCTGAACCTTGTCATGTTTCCGGCGCATTGTTCCATGTTGATGTAAACAACTATTATCCTTCAATGCTGATTGCGTGGGGATTAGTCACAAGAGCTGCAACGAATGACAACTATACAAAGGTTTATATGACCCGAAAACAAATGAAATTCAAGCAGACACACGCTGAAACAAAGGATGAAGCAAAGCGGTGGAAAAAAGCGCAGTTACCATACAAAAAGATGCTGAATGCTTTATCAGGTGCTATGAAGGACAAAACAAATCCGGCATATGACCCAAGAAACAACAACTGTATGTGCATCAATGGTCAGTTAATGCTTCTTGACCTGATTGAACATCTTGAACAGATACCGGGATTTAGGTTGATCCAGTCCAACACGGATGGTCTGATTGTTTGGATTCCGAATACTGATGAAGCGTTCAATATGCTTGATGATATTTGCTATGAGTGGGAAGAAAGATGCAGCACTGACCTTTGTGAAATCAAACTTGAACTTGATTGTCTGAAGGAAATATACCAAAAGGATGTGAACAATTATCTTTGGGTTGATCTTGACGGCGGTGTTGAAAGAATCGGCGCATATGTGAAGGAACTTTCACGCATAGACAATGATCTTCCGATCCTGAACAAAGCACTGGTTGAATACATGGTACATAAGACACCTGTTGAACAGACAATCAATGAATGTGATGAATTGATCCAGTTTCAGAAGATCGTGAAACTTTCGGACAATTACAAATGGGTTGAGCATGAACACAGTGATCACCCGGTTCAGAGATCAAAGGGTGTCAGGGTCATCAAGACTTGGTATGAATACCCTGAAACCGTGAGATATACATATAAATCATATCGTGTTTTTGCATCAAAGGATATAAGGGACGGACGATTGTTGAAAAACGGTGGAAAGCGTGGAAAACCTGAAAAGTTTGGAAATACCCCGGAACACTGTTTCATATTCAATGATTCAGTTGAAGGTGTATCAGTCCCGGATTCACTTGATCGTGAATGGTATATCGACTTTGCAAAAAAACGGTTGAAAGATCTTGGTGTTCAGGTTTGAACACCGGGAAAGGAAGGATCAAATGAAATACGGAATGGATGAAACAAAGATTCAAGTGAACTTCCTGAAAGCCCTGATCAATAAAAAACAGGTCATTTTTTGTGAAGGACTGGAAGGAAAAACTGGATTGTCAGACGGGAGTGCTTGTTTTTTTATCCCGAATGAAAGCCTGTTCCTTGATAAAAAGGATCGTAAATGTTTCAGCATCAAATCACACATTTCTTCATTCAATGATGCGGTAGTGGTGAACATGACTGATGAACAGATCACAACAGAAGATGTCAGAAAGGTGATCATATTTGAAAGCAAAATAGAACAAGCACCGTTCGGATTTGCAACGCATGAAAAAAAAATAGTCATCGGCATAGATCAGAAGTATTTACAGTTCTTCGGTTCAGATGTGCGCTACTATGCAACATCCCAAAAGATGCCATTGTTTGTGACAAACGATGATCAGGAATTATTGGCGTTCATTCTTCCAGTAAACATAAGGCGGTGAATCGTATGTCACTATACGAGGGTTATGTAGAAACCAAAGGAAAACAGAGCATTGAAAAATTAAAGGGAAGGACACACTGGAAAAGCCTTGAAGAAGTTCAGGGTTGTCCCGGCTATGGTGGTGTGCTTGCAGATGATGCAATCCTGATTGACATTGACGATTCAGAGCAGTCAGAAATCATGATGCGGATTGTTGAAGATCAACAGTTGAATTGTAAGGTCATCCAAACATCACGGGGAAGGCATTTTCTTTTCAAGAACAAGCTGATCACAAGGAACAGAACGCACATTCCGCTTGCGGTTGGTTTGACTGCTGATATAAAGGTCGGGACAAGGCTTTCATATGAGGTCTTGAAGGTCAATGGTGAAGAACGGTTTGTTGAATGGGATGTTGAACCGGGTGTTGACTATCAGGAAGTTCCAAAGTGGTTTTTCCCGGTCAGGGCAACGGCTGATTTTCTTGATATGGATGCCGGAGATGGACGCAATCAGGCATTATTCAACTATATTCTAACACTGACGGCAAATGACTTTTCTGTTGATGAAACAAGGGAAACAATCAGGATTCTGAATAAATATGTTCTGAAGCAGCCTTTGGGTGATGATGAACTTGAAACAATCCTTCGGGATGAAGCATTTCAGAAGCCCGTGTTCTTCTTGGGTTCAACTTTCTTGTTTGAAAAGTTCGCAACCTATCTGAAGAACAATAACCACATCGTCAGGATCAACAACCAGTTGCACATATACCGTGAAGGTGTGTATTGGTCGGGGTATCGAAACATTGAAGCGGTGATGATTGAACACATCCCGAATCTGAAGAAAACACAAAGGCGTGAAGTGTTGGATTATCTTGAACTGATTGCAGAAGATTATGAAATGTCAGATGCCCGGTTTATTGCATTCAACAATGGAATATATGACATTGCTGAAGGTGTTTTGAACCCGTTCAATCCTGACATCATAGTCACAAACAAAATTCCGTGGGACTTCCGGGAAGATGCCTATGATGAACTGACTGACAAGACATTGAAAAAATTATCTTGCGGTGATCCAACGATCAGGGCATTGCTTGAAGAATGCACCGGGTATTGCCTTTATCGAAGAAATGAACTGGGAAAGGCATTCATCCTGACAGGTGACAAATCGAACGGAAAATCAACCTTCCTTGCTATGGTCAAAAATATGCTTGGTGAACGCAACATTTCCGCACTCGATCTGAAGGAACTGGGGGACAGGTTCAGCACTGCAATGATGTATGCCAAACTTGCAAACATTGGTGATGACATCGGTGATGATTTCCTTCAGGGATCACAGGTCAGCACATTCAAGAAGATTGTCACCGGGGACATGATCAAGGCTGAACGCAAAGGACAAGATCCTTTTGAGTTCAACCCGTTCATTAAACTGTTATTTTCAGCAAATGACATTCCCCGAATGCGTGACAAAACAGGTGCAGTGCTGCGAAGGTTGATCATCATTCCATTCAATGCCACATTCACAAAGGATGATCCTGAATTTGATAGTGGAATCAAATACAAGCTGATTTCACAGGATGCAACGGAATATCTGATCAGATTGGGAATTGAAGGACTGAAAAGGGTAATTGCATCTGATGGATTCACCAAGTCAGAAAAGGTTGAACAGGAAATCAAGGACTATGAGGAAGAAAACAACCCGATCATTGCATTCATAGCAGATCAGGGTGTTGACATGATACGGAATGAACCAACAGCTGATGTTTACAAGCGTTATCAGGTCTTTTGTGCTGACAATGCCATGACCCCGATGTCACACATTGTTTTCAGCAAACAGATCAACAAGCGTTTGGGGCTTATGGTAAAACAGGCAAAGATCAACGGGAGAAATACCAAGATATTTGTTCCCCTTGAAATAACATTTGAATGAAAGGATGACGGCTATGCAATATCAAAAAAAACTGAAGTGTGAACTATACAATGACAGTATGCAAGGGTGGAAGTGTTACCCCATACAGAAAGCCCAACTGATCATTGCTGATGTTCCGTACAATGTGGGAACAAACTTTTATGGGTCAAATCCCGTTTGGTACAAGGGGGGGGGATAATAAAAACGGTGAAAGCAATCTTGCCGGGAAAGCTGCATTTGCATCTGATTTCAATTTTAACCTTTATGAATATTTTCATTTCTGTTCAAGGCTGATGAAAAAGGATGACAAGAACCCTTCAATCAGGGGAAGAAGCAGCAATTCACCTTGCATGATTGTGTTCTGTTCCTTTGAACAGTTGGGAACGCTGATAGATGCAGCCAAAGGGCAAGGCTTTATTCACTATATCCCGTTGGTGTTCATCAAGAAATCATCACCGCAAGCCCTGAAAGCAAATATGCGTGTGGTGGGTGCAACAGAATATGCGCTTCTTTTCTACCGGGACAAATTACCCAAGTTCAGGAATGCAGCGCAATATGATCCTGAAACGGGCAAAGCGATCCGGGGAACTGGTCACATGGTCAAGAACTGGTTCGGGTGGGAATATACGCCTGAAGAAATCGAAGCCTTTTGTGCGGATGATTGCGGTATTCCTGACTATATACCTTGGGAAACGGACGGAACGAACATTCCGAAGATTCACCCGACACAGAAACCGATTGCGGTGATCAGGAAGCTGATTGAAACCTTTACCGATCCGGGGGATGTAGTCATTGATCCCTGTTTCGGATCAGGAACAACAGCAAGAGCCTGTCAGGAATTAGGGCGTTCATTCTATGGGTTTGAGATCAACAAAGAGTTTTGCAGACGGGCAAGGGAAGAAATGCTGTTGAAGCCCGAAGAAATTGAACACACTGAACCGCTGAACATTGTTGAACGAATGAACAAAAGGCGGTGGAGATACAGAAAGGAAAACCAATCATGACCAATATTTTTGATGATAGTGAAATCACATTCACAGCCCATTTGACAGTTGAATCAAGAAAAGCACTGAAAGAAATGCTGAACGATGTGGATTTGTCAAAGACAACAGCTTTTGAATTTATGGATAAACACGGAAACAAGGGAAGGTATGAAAAGGTTGATAGGAACTATGATGCAATAAAAGAAGTCATGTGCGACCAATACTGCAAATATCCGTATAAGTGGGATGCGGAAGTAGAAGGTTGTGAACTTGCGGAATCAGATGTCTGCAAGAACTGCCCTTTGAATAGACTATGAAAGGACTTTGAACAATGATTGAACTTTTGAAAGACAAGGATTGCACAAAAGATACACCCGTTGTTCTCGGTGTTAAAGACAAACCTATATATGGGAACGGAATAAGATTGCAGCCAATGATTGACGGACGCAAGGATTCAAAGCATTTTGAAAAAATATATCTTCCTGAACTGCTGCCCTTGGAAGATTATGACCTGATTGTTGTTTTGTTTTCAGGTGGTAAGGATTCAACGGCTTGTTTCCTGAAGCTGCTTGAACTTGGTGTTCCCAAGGAAAAGATCGAATTATGGCATCATGACATAGACGGGGGACATCCAACAAGAAGAATGGACTGGAAATGCACACAGAACTATGTGAAAGCTGTTGCAGAAGCCTTCAATGTAAAATTGCGTGTGTCATACCGGGTCAATGGTTTTTTCGGTGAACTATATAGGATTGGTGCATCCGAACCTATTGAATGGATTGATCCTGATACCGGGGAAATAAAACAATGCCGACTGTCATCTAACTATTTGAAATGCAAGGAATTAAAGGAACAGACAACGGAAGAAATGGAAGATCTTCTGAAGGAATATGGTTATAGAATGAAGTTTCCGGCAAAGTCACCCGATCTGTCAAGGCGTTGGTGTTCAGCTTACTTGAAGATTTGTGTTGCCGATACCGTTGTTTCAAATCTTGATAGAATGGGCGAACTTGAACAGTTGGGCGGTAAAAGATTCAAATTCCCGGCAAAGGGTGGAACGCACCAAGGGAGATGGTGCAGCGGAAACTTAAAAGCAGCGGTTCAAGATAGTGTGACAGCAAATCTTCAGGAAACAAAACGGGATAAGAAAATCTTGATTGTATCGGGTGAACGAAGGGGAGAATCAGCCGGAAGAGCCAAATATAATGAAATGGAAATTCACCGCACAAACGCTGAAGCGAAAGCACACAGAACAGTTCATCAGTGGCGATGCTGCATTGATTATTCAGAAAGGGATGTGTGGGAAGTGCTGAAAAGAAATAAAGTCAATCCGCATCCATGTTATAGGGTTGGTTGGAACAGATGCAGTTGTGCAATGTGCATATTCAGCACCCCAAGGTTGTATGCCGGATTCAATGAGTTGTTCCCGGATGAATTTGCAGAACTTCATAAGGACGAAATCAGGCTTGGTTTCACCCTTGACAACAAAAAAGACCTTTACCAGTTCATTGAAGGTGCTGACAGTTGTCTTGATCGGACAGATAAAGCAGCGTTGAACAGCATATTGAACGGTGGTTTTTCCGTTGATGATGTGTTGGTTAATGATTGGAAATACCCCATTGGAGCATTTCACGGTGCTGACGGTGGATCATGTTAGAAAGGAAATGGTGACAGGAAATGAAAATCAGGGATTTAGTAAAGGGTCATGTGAAATATGGTTGTCGGGATTAT